AACAGCATTTCCCAATGCTCCAATACCACCACCACCAGAAAAATCAATTGTAGGAACACCACATTCTACAATCGTTTGAGGTCCACCACAACTATTTGCAGTGGAAACAAGACTTTCTGGAGTTAGTTTATTGACCTCATTAATATTCAAATACTTAATATTGTTATTGCCATTTCTAAAAATAAATGTTGTTCCTGGATTTTCTTGAGCATAAGAATTTGCCTCACAAATAGTCACACCTGTAACATATCCAGTATCAGTAGAAATATATCCTACTCTAATATCATTTTTTGATGGTGGTCCAAATAAATTATTCGACATATCTTTTTCTTGTTAATGATATTTATTCTTCAATTAGAACCTTTCAAACCCAGGAGTTTGATTTATACCGACCTGTGTTCTTTCAACAGATGTAGATGGTTTGTCACTAAAATCAACATCAGCCTGTGCTTTTGAAGGTTCCTTAAATGGTACTGATGCTGTTGCGGTTGATGGTGCAGGTTTTTGTGCTGCTTTATCTACTTCAGCAGGTCTTGGTAATTGTGGTTGTTCAGTAGCACCACCACCAGTAGCTATAGAATATTGATCTGATACTGCACAATTTGGTTTTAAATCACTTGGAAATATATTTAAGAGAATATTTGCAAAACTGAGTGCAGAAGTAATACTTCCATTAATTCCTCCAATTATAGATCCAACATTATTGATCGCACCAGAAATTTCTGATAGTTCGGACTGGATATCGGAAAGAAAATTATTAATATTATCCAGAATAGTATCAACAGATTTATTCATCTCACTCATATTTTGTCCGATAATATTTCCACTTAATTCTTCTACAGAACAAATAGGAGTGGTTGTAGTAGTGCCATTTGTCGGAACAGTTGAACGAGTGCCGCCATCGTCACCATCTTCATCTGGATCAACTTCTCTTGGTGTTTTTTTATCAAGAACTTTATCCAAAAATCCTTGTATTTGACCACAAAGACCATTAGTAATTTTGCTGTATACTGCATTAAGAATTTTATTGATAATTTCTTTAAGATCGCTATACTTATGTCTTTGATTTGGATACAATAAATCAACAGTTGGTGCTAATGCCTTATTGATTTTCTTCAAAACATACTCAAAGATCTTATCAAAAATAATCTTCATATATTTTGCAATCTGACAAGCAGCATTTGCAATTATATCTTTAAGAGATGATACTGTACTTGAAACTGCATCAATATAACTTTTTGCTGCTGCCAAATACTTATTAATATCTTTTGTAAGATTTTCAATAACTGTCTTGATTGCCTTTAATGCTGATCCCGTCATATCACAAGGATTGACTAATACAATTTTTTTAGTATAATACTCTTGCCTTTTTACATCACCCGCAGTTACGATATGTGGATTATCTGGTTGTTCAATTGTTGCTCCTGGTGCTGCTCCAGATTGTGGAGAATTTGCAAACTTACAACGATCTTTAATTCCTTTCGCAACTGCTTTTTGAACAAATGCAGCTTTATTTGCTCCTGTTAATCCTCTTGCTTCTGCTTCTCGCAATCCACTTTGTTGGTCTGCAAATTGTGCTTTACTTAAAGGCAAATCTGGACGAAGACCAAATTCATTAACCTTAACACCAGGAGGAGCAGGAGCACATTCTGCAGATTGTGCAGCACCTGTCGGTTTTTTTGTGGTTAATCCAGTATCAGGAACTTTTGGTTTTGCTTGTTGTTGTGGAGGTTCTTTTCCTTCTGCATATCCACTTGTTGCAGCAAAGTTTTGTGCCGTTGTTCCAATCTTTGTTGCAAGTGCAGTCTGGGAATTGTTTCCAAGTATTCCCATAATTACAGGAACTTGCTGATCCTGACCATCAAGGAAAAATCCAAATACAAAATTACCTTGCCTTAAACTTGAAGTTTCACTTGCATTTGCCTGACCACCACCTGCGGTGATAGGGTACATAACCTGTGCCCAAGGAAGTTGATCTGAAGCAATCGACTCTTCCTCTTTGTCGTGCAATCCAATAATTCTGACTTTATATCTACGACCCCAACCAGGAACCTCATCTTTACCTTGATGTTTTCCTGGCAGCATATTATCACGCCAAGTAGAATCGTCAGCAATCTGACCAACCCACCAATTGAATGATGCCCCCAAAAATCCTGAGTTAAATAATGCTCCTTCAGTCATAATTAATCTTCATATACTCTACATTCTGGTGCTTCTGGATTACTATCACAATATAATTCTAATGATGATGGATTGTGATGGTCTTCTGGATGATTTTCAACCCACTTTTCTAATGCGATCAACTCTTCTTCTGTATGACGACGAGCTTGTGGAGAAGTTAGGGGGTCATCAAGTATCTTCTTATCGTATTGAATATGCTTTTCTACACTATCCATTTTAGTGCTTATATTGTTTATTTATTTAGAGAGGAGTTGGAGATCCTTTTTTGCCAAGAGAATCTCTTACCAACACAAGTTTTGAATATCCACCATTTTTTTTATTGATATAGTGACACAAATCTGCAATAATATAAAATCCACCAAATTGTTTATTCAACCCTTGTGTTTGTTCTGACGATAGTTCTGGCGAATCAATAAAGATTAAATCTCCCGCATGTAAACTAAAGTCTGCAACAATAGTAATTTCAGTTTTTGTACTAAACAACTGATTATAACGCATCGTTGATTGATTTAAAATATTCTTTGGATCAAAGTTTGGTTCTTTTGATTTTGATATTTGCTGTGATGTATCACCTGTTGGTAATGCTCCTTTATCAATCAACATATATTGAGTTCTTGAAAAATCTTTATTCTTTTCATCTTGATTAAATTCAGGATTTAATTTTGGAAGTTCTTTTCCTGCAAGTTGAAGATTTTTTTCAAATTCTTTTGAATTTGGTGCTATAACTTCGTAGTAACAATTAAATGGATCAAATAGAATTGTTCGTGCAGAGTAAGTACCGATTTGTAATTTTGATTCAGCAGTTCCACTTACATCATTAACATTATGTTCTAAAATTTTACCATAACCAGCAGGAACACTTCCACCACCACCATCAGGAGTTTGATTATAAATCAACGACTTATATTTCTTTTTATTTCCGCTTCCTGGTTCATTTTCTGATAACAAACCATCCAAGGATTTAAATTTAAATCCATCAGATGTTTCATAAAAGAAGTATCCTGCAGTATTTCCTTTTGCATTTGGAATTTTTGGGATTGCCTTTTTTGCTAACCAAGCGCAGGCATAAAAAGGTTTTCTTTGATTGCCGATAAAGTTATAAGTATTTTCAGTCTCTTCTATATCAAGTTTCTTTTGTGTGTTGAGATATTTTTTATCAGTGAGAATCTTATTGATATGATCAGATATCTTACCATCAAATCTTGTATTTAATGCAACTTTATAATTTAAGATACCTTCTTTAGAAACGAAGTCCAATCCAACTAAAGATTTTTTAGTATCTTGGCTCATCGGAGTAATTTTATTCACATACAAAGTTACTTTTAACTCCACACCATTACCATCTTTCATTTTTAATGATGTTTGCTCTTGCCCTACAACAGGAAGGCCTTCTAAAATGGTTTTATTTACACCACCCGATTCTACAGATTTTCCAGTATCAACATAAATTGCAGATACGCGAAGTGTTTCCTGAAGAATACTCTCATAATAATAGATGTCAGTAATTGCATCAACTATATCTTTTTTCTTTTGTTGGTCGTTTGCAATGATAATACATTCAGAGATATCAACTTCTCTGACCTGTCTTACATTTAATGGTTGATCTGCCATTTAATTTTTTATCTCCATCTTACTATTTACATGTATAACGAATCATAACTTGAATCCGAAGATCCACCACTCATACCACCAGACATTCCGCCACCTCCCATAGGAACAGGTACAGGAACTACCGTTGGTTGTGAATAAGCAGTTGGAACTTCAACAACTTTCTCTGCACCAAATTCATATCCAGCATATGTTTTTAAAATGTTTGAAATTTGATATTTTGTTTTTGCAACATTTAATTTTTCTAAAAGAAGAGGTGCCATACCATCAAGACCTCTGGTAGTATCGGCATCAAAAACGAATTCTGGTCTTCCGTCCTCGGCAAGAGTTGCAAGAGTGGGTTTCAAAACTCTTCCACCTTTTAAGTATGCAGATTGAAGAAGTTTTGTTGGATTTAATCTTGTACTTCCTTGATATGCCTCAAAGTGTAAGTGTGTTTGCCCACCAAGATTCAAAAGTTTTCCTATTTTTTGTCCGGGTTGAACAGTATCTCCTGGGCGAACAGAGGGAGTTGCGTGTAAATATCTTGTTTGAAATTTTCCATGATCAATCATCAACCCAGAAAGATATGGATCATTAGCATTATATTTTTCAGATAAAACCTTTCCCCCAGAATAAGCAGCTATTGGAATTCTTGGATCTTTTCCCCAGGGGGGTTTTTCAACAACATCAACACCAGCATGACCCCCATAATCTCTTGAGGCTCCATAAACTTGACCGGGACCTGTTCCAATTTGACCTTTAATTAAAGGAAATGCTTTTCCACCCTTAATATTTGCAACGCCATCAGGATCGCCAATATAAGTTCCAGGACCTTCTGTTGCTTTTCCTTCACCTTTAGCAAGTTTATCATATATTGGTTTAGACTTATTATATCTTTCCATTATTTTTGCTTCTGTTTTATGTCCTTCAGGGACTTCATATTGTTGCATAAAAATAGTTGATGCAGTTTTTACATCTGGTGCTTGTTTTATTTGACTCAAAACATGACCATATTTACCTTTGAATTCTTTTAGAAAAAATTGATACTCAATATCCATTGAAAGTGGTTTACTTAAATCCGCACCCTTAGACTTTGCATAATCAGCAAGAGCTTGTTGTCGTCCTCTACTAGTCCATTGAACAATTCCATATCCAGTTCTATCATCAACTTTAAGAACTCCCTTTGTTCCAGGTGGTGTATTTTGAACTCTTGCATTCTCAACTCCAGATTCAGCGTCCATATTTCCAACAATACCTGCTGCTTGATCTGCCGTTAATCCCAAATCTCTCATCAAATTTCTAGCCATTGTAAGTTTATCTCCACTTGTTCCTGCTGGCCCAACCTCAAATTCGCCTCCTCCACCATCAGGACCAGATTTCTTATCATCACTTTTCTTTTCTCCTTCTTTTAACCCCAACTGCTTCATCAAATTATTAATAGCATCATCAACTTTTTTAGAAATAGTTTCTTCTAAAGATTTGGCAATCACATTTTTCATATCTTCACTGTTACCAAACATTGCAGCATCCACTGAACCACCCTCAGCAAATGCTCCACCTGTTGCAAGATTATTCTGCATCCAAGCATTCAGTCCTGATGCAGCAATTTTATAGTCCAAATCACTTGGTTTCTCTCCAAGTTGTGCTTTTAATGCAATTCCAAATAATCCACCAAATCCCGAAGTTGATGATAAGGTATCATAAGATTTTTTCATATAACCAAGAGGATTTACTTTAGTCGTGTCCTTGTTTTCTGGAAATACTTTTTCAATTTTTTTCTCTCCACCAACAGAAGCACCTGGTCTAACTTTCGGTGCTTGAACTTTTACAGATCTTTTTGCTTTTTTAACAGTTCTTTTTACGCCACCTTGAACTTTTCCTCCCCTTGTTACTGGCGATCCTCCGCCAGCATAACCCATTCCTTTTGTACCCTTTTCGCCAAACAAACTTCCCCAAGAACCTTTACCACCTCCACCAATCATTCCAAATGAAAGTGCATTTAAACCTTCTCTAAATTGTTCTCTAATTCTTGCATCAAACTTTGAAAGATTTTTATTCTGCTCCTTCTTTCCCTTTTCGTCCAAAAATGGATACCTAATCAATTCAATTGCATATCTAAAAGGAGTTCCTACAATATCAAGGAGAGATCCAACTGTCCCCAATTGGAAACTAATAAATTTTGCACCTTGATACATTAACCAACGAATTGGTTTCATCAAAGGATTTTTTTCACTGTCATGTGATTTCTTAGCACTTTGCTCCATTCCAACTGACATCTTTTTGAGTTGGAATGCACCTTCACCAAGAGCAGAGGCAAGCAATCCAGCACCGGCAATAATACCTGCAGCAGCACCAGCACCCACTCCTGCTGCTTGACCTACACCTCCTCCAGCACTTCCTGCTGCTTGAGTGGCACCAGTTGCTGCCTGTTGAACGCCCTTTTTCATCAGGCGATCAGTAAGCATATCCATACCAATATCAAGGACACCCCCATCTCCTTGACTTCCAATAGCTATTGATGTAATGATTGCCGCTTCAATTACTTTTCCTACAGCACCATTAAATGCATCAAATACTTTTAATGTACTATCTCCGCCGATTGTTTTTATAAATCCACGGGTTGCATCATATGCTTTGTATCCCCAATCAACAAAAGTAACAAGACCATTAAAAAGACCTAAAGCAAGATCCGTTCCAAAATCAATTGCCGATCCAATAGTCTTTACAATATTGGGCAATTTATTTACATGAGGTAATAATCTAACTACAACATAACCAAGTAAAACATTAAAGAAGAATTTTTTAATTCTATCCAAAAATCCAAGTTTAGGAAGTGATGGTACTTTTTCTTTTCCACCTTCTTCCTTATTTTGGGGCGTTTCCAATTCTTGTTCTTTTTTTGAAAACCTTTCTTTTTCACCTTCCTTTCTTTTTCTTTCAATTTCTGCACTTTTCAAAAGTGTAGAACTTTTAACCAAATCTTTAATTTTTATAACTTGCGTCTTGATAACTATTAAATCTTTTTTGGGTACAGTAATATTGTCGTCTTGCAAATCACCTACTGATATTTTTTTTGCAGCAAAAGATGATCCACCTAAAAGTTTTATTGGATTAATTTTTGCTGGGGAAAGTGCTTTAGGTGCCATTATTTAATACCCAGTACTTTTGCAGTTTTGGAATGGCCTGATGGATGCGATGCACTGAATTTAGGAGCAGATGGTTTTCCACCACCTCCAGCCAGTTGCGATTTTGTTTTTGCTCCACCTTGACTTGGATTTACAAATCTTGTTTTTGGTGGTGTTGGTGGTGCTGGTGCAGTTTTCTTTAATTGTGCCTGTCTTTTTGCAATTGTTAATTGACTTGCACCCCTGTCCTTTAAAGATTGGATAGAACCTGCTGATGCTTCCTGGTATTTCTTTTGTGCTGATGCAGCATCACTTTGTTTGT